CGCAAACAGATGGAATTTGTTCACAGTGCGCCAAAACTCACAGGTTGACTTGACAGAGCCGTCGCTTAACTCATACCAAATCCTACCCGTAAATTTCAAACCGGACAACGAAGTGTGCCATTCTATGGTCATGTCAAGCCCATAAAACCTCGCAGTTTCAACCAGCGGTAGTCGTTCGTTCAATGCGATCAAACCATCATCACCCTCGTGCAACGAGTCTCCCGAGTAAGCACCAAGCGAAGTGTGCTCACCGAAATCTGGGCAGCCCGCGGCGACCCAAGTGATAAAATGGTTGATCAGCCCATTGCCGATCGAGGTGGCCGGCTCACCAGACAATCTCTGGGAGCGTTTCACGCGAGCCCTCCAACCGTTGACTTGATCGATCACGAATTTCTCGAACATGTAACGGTAAGTGGCCTCTACCTCATCTGCGACATCTGTCGTCCAGTATGGTTTTAGCGCTCCAATTTCGAGCTCACGGAACCACGGTCCGACAGTCTTGTCAAAAGTACTATAGTCAGTCTCGGCGTACCACCCGTACCCGAGCATCCTAGACGCAACGTCCTTCTCACGCATCTCCAATGTCTTACCCTTCACCAACCAGGGCAGACCCCCGAGCACATGCTCGGCGCGGTTAACCTGAGGCGACAACACGACCACCACCTCCTCCGGCAGCGGGCAAATGTTCCTTGGCTTTGACATTGGTTCCAACTTTAGGAACGACTGTACTTTTAGACTGTTTTCCCCCACTACGTTTCTTCTTGCTGCGAGTCTTCCCTCGAACGCCTTTACCAGGGCTAATTGACGGCCCTGCGGATACCTTCTCACCCACGACTGGAACACCGTCTGGCACGGGTCGCTCGTCGGGTAAGACAGGCTCTGCTGCTGCACATGCGGGTGCTTGTGCAACTGGTTCAGGTATCTTGGGATCAGGTTTTGGAGCTGGTGGATTGCTTGGCCCGACATCGGCGGACACGGGCTTAGCACTCTCAACCTTAGGCACTGCTCTGCGTTCATAGAGCCGAGGAACCCCACACTTGCTGGCAACTGTGGAGGATCCACAACCAGCGGCGGGATTAGCAGGCACCCCGGCTGGCGTAAAAACACCAGCACCAGGCCTGCGATCCGTCTCAGGATTGAACGTGAGCTTTGTACCTTCAGCGAGAGGACTCGGCGCAGTGACAGGCGCATAAACAACATGCGTCTTCAAAGACCGAATGATCCCACCCCAATACCATCTCAGGTAGTAGATGAACCCCAACCGAAGGGCTACACTCATCAACACCGTCTTCCACCGCGATTGAGCCACACCTAACCAGGCATGGTGCGGGGCAAGAAACTTCAAGTGGTATGTCATGGCGGCACGGACATATGCCTGCACGGGTGCGTGCCCGACATCGTTGAGTCCGTATTTGGTCATCGCGCTCTGCGTCAACCCAAGAACATTCGGGTTGCCAAAGCATCTGGTTGCCACCCACTCTACACAAGCGAAATGGAGCATGCTGCCTTTGTACGCACAATACGTCTCTTCAACAACAAACTCTGTCTCACTGTCAGGCCTTCCGATAGCGACCGAACGCAGCACCATGCTGCCGTCGTCACTCATCTGTCCTGTGGTGGGCCAAACCGCGATTGCGCAAAATTCGTCGTGTTCAAATAGAGTCTTGTAGGACAAAATGTGTCCGTTACTCCCAACTATGAACCCTTCAAACTTCCAATCGTGGAAACCGTGGTGATAAACCGATCCGCCGCGAACCGTCATGTCAAGGCCTTCACTGTGCCTGACGTAACTGCATTCGCCATCGTACATGAAGTGGTGGCCTGGCGTGAACTTCTGCGTCACAATGATTCCATAAGAAGCGGAAAACATCGTGCACAACTGGTCCCGTGAATAGAACCAATCGCAGAAGGACAACATTACGGGGTTGCCGTAACTGCCTATCTCGTCCCCTACCCCTACCTCTTCCAAGACAACGTTCTTGGGCAGTGCTCTCTTCTCACTGGGTGATGGCGTGCGTCGTTGAGCCCCCATGTCTTTAGGGAGGACGCAAGTAACTGATGTTCTACCATTGTGATTCTTGGGGATCCCACAGACATCAACGACAGGTATAGCACCATTGCTGTTCGAAACAGCAGCCAAACACTTCGCGGTGCTGTTTATGAGAACAGCTCTCGCGTGGGCCATCGTGCGATGCCCTTTGGTTGTAGTTGGTATCTGATACCATCTATCAGCCTCAAAGTGAGTAGAAAACTCTTTTGGTGAAGGTATGTAGTGATTGTAACTAGCACGCACACTATCGCCGGTCAGGGTATGAAAACAATGCCCTGCGGCTCTAGCGAACACAGACGCCGCTACTCGAAACAAATGAGCGGCAAAGAACACAGCTACTGCCACGGAAGCTACCCAAGCACAAAGATACGGGTGGTCATCAATGAAGACGCCAGCACCATAAATTGTCTCAAACCATCCCTTAAGCTTTTCCTCAGGGTCCACGCGCACCATGACGGTGCTTTTGCAATTGCAAATGCGGATCCAAGGATAATCAGACTTTGCGATCTGATTAAGCTCAAAGAACAGGCGGTTACATTGCCAGCTGAGAGGCACCACACCTGGTGTCCAAGCCGCTGGCCCGTAGTAATATCTGTGTGTCTGTCTGATGTACTTCCAGGCTGCCCACACATCGACAGTCTGAATGAAGTTAGTTACATCATTGATCGAGGTCACCCATGTACGGTTGCGGTGATGCAACGGGGGGGACTTCGATGCGCAATGCGTTGACCGCATCGCGTCTTCTTCCTCGGTGAGGAAGCGATCCCACAAGGGGATCTTCGCGTTCTGCGCCACCATATCTAGCTCCAAAGAGAGAGCGTCGGCATTGTGGGCAGTCAGAACGGCGTGCGGATAAACCGCGTACAGCGAGATCGCGCAGATGGCTAGGCTTATGAGGCATAGTGTGTTCATCAGGATATCGCTAGCCCA